GACTAGAAAAAGCAGCCAAAATAAAAACAGCATCGGGTGAGACTGATCTAGACGCAGGGCAGTATGTTACCCCAGAAGAAGGGGAACGGAGGAGAGAACTAATTAGTCAAATAGAAAAGGCTCGCAGTTATATGAAAGAGATTAGAGACCCTACAGGAAGATTTATGTATGAGTCTGATAGTGCTCGTAATCGGAACATTCAAAAGCTTCAGATAAGAATTAACCGACTACAAAATGAGTTAAGCGGAAATTAAATGCTTATTAAAAGGACAATAGATTATGGGAATTGACTTTAGCATAGACCCTCTCACTGGCAAACCTTTTGATGAGCTTGAGGTAGAGGGTCAAGAAAAAGACCCTCTATCCGCCACTCAAGACGGCTACGCTTTTGAGCGTGAAGCTGTACTGACGGGTGAGGAAGAGGACTATGAGGTAGCTACCTTAAACAATGCACCTATTATGGCGTCTATGCGTAGGTATATGTTTGATCGTTTCGGTGAAGATGGTAAGCAAGCTTCTACTGAATCAGACAAAGATTTCTACGATAGGTATATGGATCACTATCGTTATATGTTAACTAACAGCTACTCTGCTGGTAAAGAAATAGATTACTTACGTAGTGCATCTGTAGATGCTAAACGTGATATGGCTACTATATATACTCATATTGAAAACAATGCTCCGGGTATTTTAGATCAGAGTTTTTCAGATCAATTAGACAATGTTAAAGATAATGTTTTTTCAATGGCTAGTGACCCACTCAATCTAGCTATGTTTGCAGTAGGTTCCGCTGCTACAGGTGGTGTTGGTGGTGCCGCTATGCTGACAGCCAGAAGACTTGCAATGCAGGGCGCTATTAAAAGAGCCTTAACAACTAGTATTGCAGGTTTGAAACTATCTCCTACTCTTAGAGGTGTAGCTTCATATTCAGCTTTAGGTGGTGGCTTTGGTGCAGTAGAAGATGCTATGCAGCAAGAACTTATGTTTCAAGCGCAGGTAGATAAGTATTTAGATGAAGATGGCAACGTAGAACTGGCGTTTGATCCAGAGCTTACTGCGGATCAGAGAGAAACAGATTTAGGTAGAGTTGCTATGTCAGCAGGTATTGGCGCTTTGTTAGGAGCAGGTGAAGGTTTTATTGCAGGTAGACAAGCTAAGAAAGGTGCCATTGAATACTTCAATACTAGACTATCTATTATTGGTAAGAAAGTAAACGCTGAAACTCTGGCTGTAGAAGCCGTAACTAAAGACCCTGTAAAGGGTGATGTAACAGGCGACCTTATTCGTGCCATCGACGTTGACACAGAAGAAGGTAAATTAGTTGTAAATGCGCTAGAAGATATTAAAAACAAAATTAATATTGATGCTGAAGATAGTGTTCGACGCGAGCCGTTTCGCCCTAACCCAAACGCTGCTGCTGATATGGATGCTTTGGATCAAGTAGGTAAACTTAAAGACCCCGACGTTGTTACGCAAGCACAACTCCGTGTTTCTATAGCCCGTAATATAGGTGACATTGCGGCAGACATTATCAGAGTAAAAACTGTAGAGCATCAAGACTTAGCTAAGATGGGACTTGAACCAACAGATGATGTTCTTATGAAACTTATTCTTGATGGTGCTGATGCAGTTAAGAAAAAGGATAAGGTATCTACAGAATTAATTGTTGACATATTTAAGTATCTTAAAGATCGTTCTAATCAGGGTATAGAAGGACTTGAAGAGGTTGACTCCGTATTAGAACTTAGTGGTCGTCGCGATGACTTTGTTAATGTATTAACTAGATTCTCTGATGAAACCTTTGGCGGTTCAGAACCATACAAAAAACTTCTGGGGGCGTTTGATGAAACTATGTCTCAAGCAGGTCGTACACTTAGGTCTGGAAGTAGGGTAGGTCAGCTACTTGCTGAACACGGTGCCTTTACTAAAGAACAAAGAAAAAGATTAAAAGAGGCATTTGCTACACCCGACGGCACTGTATCTGTATATAATAGTTTGAGAGAAGCTTTCGATAAGTTTGGTAGGATTAGACGATCCTTAATGACCATTACGCCAGCTACCACAGCACGTAACGTATTCTCTGGCTTTTCAAATATTACATTTGCTACAGGTGCCAATACTATTGAGTCTATTATATATAATATGGGTAAGGTAGCCAGCGATAAAGACTTTACATTTGGTAATGGGTTACGGGATATATGGTTAGATAGTTCTGGTATGTTGACCAATCTAGTAACCCAAAACACTACTGCTGGTAGAGCTATCGTTGACGCATCACTTGTAAATCATCCAACTATGATGCGTAAGATATTACGGAACAACGCTGAGTTTGGTGAGGCTAAAAATTTACCAGAGCTTTCTAATTTTGTAAATGGTTTAAACGTAGCTGCTGATGGTTTCTTCCGTCGCGCTTTATTTGCTTACGAATTAGATAGGAGTTTCCGACGTGCTGGTATTAAAGAGGGCTTTAAAGGTGTAATGCTAGATGGCAAGTCTATACCTGCGGAGTTCTTAGAAAAGGCAGGGGCAGAAACCCTTAAAGGGACATTCAGTTATAGCTTCAAAAAGGGTAGAGGCTCAGGAGAAAATGTAGCAGCAGCCTTCGTAGACTTCATAGAAACAGTACCTTTTGGTACAGTCTTAGTTCCGTTCGCTCGCTTCACAGCTAACTCTATAGCATTCCAATATCAGTACAGTCCTCTGAATACCGCTATGGGCGCTATGAATATGGTAGCTACGGCTACTGCTAATTTGGGCCGTAAAGAAAAGAAAAAATTAGATTATGCAGGACTGAATAAAGCTTTCAGTCGAGGTGTGGTAGGCACGGCTGCTCTATATGGTGCTATGAAAATTAGAATGGACCAACAAGAAAATCCATTCTGGAAAGTTACTGTCGCAGGTAACGACATTGATGCACGTCCTTTCTTTCCTCTTGTACCCTACTTACTTCTTGCAGACCTTATTATTAGATTTACGGGTATGGGCGAAGATAAAATGAAAGCCACCCTTAAAGACTCTATGCGTGAGGGATCAGTAACTTCTGGTACTCCGGCTTTAGGAGTAAAAGAACTAGTGGAAGGCATTGCAGGTCTTAACATGAGAGCCACTGGTCAGCTACCTATGTTTGATGCTCTGTTTGGTATGGTTCAAAAGGATGAGACGGGTGGTTATTTTGGTGAGGATAAAGTTGGTACTGCTGTAGGCGAGTTTGTGTCTTCCTATCTGAAGACTCCATTCGTAGGTCTTAACTTTGTTAAAGACGTTATGGGTTCGTTTGACCAGAACGAAGCAATCATACGAGACATGAAGGCTGGTGTTGAGGGTACAGGGTTTGTAGAAAGAGGCACCTCTGCTTTTAAAGAAAGTTTTAAGCAGGTTCTGCCTGTTAAGGCGCAAGAAGCAGCAGGCTTTGAAGCTTCTCCAATACGTCAGTTTGCCTACAGACAAGCTCCAGCATTCCGTCAGAATACATTGTTAAAGCAGACAACAGGTGCCAGACTAGAGTTACCCCCTAATGACGTTGAGCAAGAGATGATGGCATTAGGTTTGGAGGAGTGGAAAAGATTCAAACCTTCAGGTGATAGGGTAGCAGACGCATATACTAAAGAGGCACACAGTGACTATATGCTTACTACCATTCGTGGTTTTATGGCTAGTGATTTCTATAGGGATATGTCTAAGGACAAACGCCGTGTGTTTATGAACAATGTTATTACAGATACTAAGAAAGAAGCTAAAGTTATCGGAGAGCATTTTAGTATAAAAGACATTGTAGCACGTAATAGTATTGAACTACCCCCACTAATGGAGGCTGTTAGGCAAACTTTAAATAAGGGCGATACTGAAAAAGCAAGACTTTTGTACAAACAGGTTTTACATAAGCAGCTATATACTTATACAGGACCATTCCCCCGAATGCGTTGGCTTGACAGGGTTGACAGGCGTACAAAAGCTGTTGTTAATGCACACCTCAAAGTTATGTATCAAGATATGTTAGCTAATGATACACTTGTAGATACGCAAATGGGCCAGCTTTTAGATTTAGCTGTTAAAGAACACGGCTTAGAGAACCTAACTATAGAAAAGTCAGGTCTGTATGGACTTGGTGTTGAGTTGGGTAAGAGGTTTAGGTCAAGCTTAAAACCCTAACGCTTATCTCCTGACCCTCCAATAGTGCCACGATCTTTACGTGACGAAAGCTTGTTCATATTATCTTTGGCTACTCTGCCTAAAGAGATATCCAGATCAGTGGCGAGTGCGGAGCAGTACCACAGTACGTCTCCTAACTCTGCCGCAATCTGTTCCTTCCAATCGTCTGGACGCTTACTTGCACCATCACGTATAAGTTTCTTTACTTTGTTGGCTACCTCACCAGCCTCACCGGCAAGTCCGAGTGCTGGATACATCAGCTTTGTATTTGCAGGATAGATAGCTGTAGTCTTACAAAATTCTTGATAGTCTTCTAACGTCATAGCTGCGCCTTTCATATCCATAAACTCCTTAATGTCTTCCATTAGTTTCATGCAGTTTCTCCAAATTATCAAAGTAGGCTTTGTTATAACCTCTTTGCCATTCGCGAGCCTGCATCGTGTGTTCCTTAAACGGGCAGGCCGTCACGATAACGGTTGCATCGTCAACCTTTCGTGTCCATTGTTTAACACTAGAAAAAGCTTCATACCCTTTATTATATTGTAAGGGTAGAGGCGGGTCATTCTTTAACTTTGGTGGCCTAATGTTTTTTCTCATAGGTTATCCTGAAGTGTTGAAATCTGTGTTACATAACAATCTGCTTTCATCTTAAATCCGTATTGATCCACATCTCCTTTAGTATGCTTTTCTGCAATATCAAAGAAGTCTGCTTTCTTCATAGTTCCTAAATACCAACCAACAGATAAATCTTTTTTAACACGTACAAATGAATACGCATCACACTTCTGTTTGGTATTAGCTGCGGCTACTACACAATTGTAATAATCCTTTGGGGCAACAGTAGTAGCTACTGTCTTTACGTCTATTTTAGTTCCGTCTTTCATAACTAAATCATAGTCGTATGTATTCTCTAACTCTCCCCCCAAACAATGTTTTGCTACCTCTTCACCTAAGAAGCCAATGATATTGCCTCCCCCGCGTGTGATGGAGTTACGTAGAGAACCCAACTCCTTCGCTTTGATGCGCGCATTTTCCATCATAGCTGTGCTAATCTCAACTTCTCTCATTTTATTTCCTTCGTACTACCTTTAGCCTTAACGGCTGGTGATGTCCACAACTTCGCAGACCCCTGCCGTGCAGGCGAGTTCTTGTGAACCCGAAGTGTTGTCTTCCATCTCATAATCTTTGAGCTTAGACCAGTCAATGTTTTTCGGCATCGCTTCTTTAAGCGTAGTATACTCAGACTCAGTGCAATCCTGATACGGAGCTTGCTTATAAGAATGTTCAACGTGAGGGAGGAAACTAACGCCCGAAATGCTGTCAAAGTTTTCATAGACCCAATCTCCTACCTTTAGCCATTCTTCTTCACGTACACTGACAGTGATAGACGGCTTGTGTTCACACCACGCATTTTGATATACCTTCCACAATTCTAGTTGTTCGATGGCTGACATGTCTTCTCTACACACAGCACTTGAGGGTGACTTCATAGGAAAAGAGAACACTGTTGTGCTTTCTGGTTTCATAAAGTCTGGTTCAGCAGGAATGCCAGAGTCAATCATAAACTGTGTCATAGGGTCTTTATTATCTGCACGTACTGTACGTACATAATGTGGATTGTGGCGGGCGTGAATGCCTGACGCACTATCAACAAGCTGTGACACAGTACCGGAAGGCTTAACGCAAGTGATAGCGGCAGACTGTTGAATGCCCATATCAAATGCAATCTCTGTGTTAGTGTCAATGGCTACTTGTTTTAGTTCTATCAGCCATCTGTTTGTTTTTGCTAGACCGTCTGATCCATTAAGAATATTGTGGTCCATAATACCTGTTAGACTTACGCCCAACAAACGCTCTTCTTGTGTGTTAGTTTTCCAGATAGAACGTAGATACTTAAAGTCAGTCATGCAAGACTGAAACGTACCTAAGATTGTAGCGTGTCGTACCTTTGTTTTGAGTGTCTCTAGTGTATCTGTAGCACGAACAACTACCTCAGATAGATTACAGAATTGATATGGTCGCAGAATAATCTCTGAGCAGGGGTTAGTACCCCACTCAATAGGCTTATTGTTTTTAGTCTCTAGCTTTCTACGGCCATTCTTAGCAGCTTGTTTGTGTGCTGCCTGTCTGTTGAAGATGCCCCGCTCACCTGACTTACTCTCATACAGTGAGTGCCATTCAGAAAAGAATACTTCCATAGTAGGCTTTGTCTTGTATGACACAGAGTTGTTAGCCAGCGCACGTTGCGCCTCATTGTTCCACCACTCACCAGACTTAGCCTTACGCATAGCTGCGTCACCAAGATTAGACAGAGAGATCAGTGCGCTTCTACGTACACCGCCGACAACTACAATCTCTCCAATCTTACACATGATGTCATGTGCTTCAACGGAGAATAGCCTACGGCCTGCTGCACCTTTAAACTTCTCAATGCAGAAGTTGAATAGGTCTTCAAGAGGTTCAGGACCAGATGCCCTACCACCAAACGTCATGAGTCTGGCACCTGCTGGACGAACTTTGCTTACATCCCACTTA